CGACCAACAGGGTAATGACATTACCTACGATATGCCCAAAGACCAATCAGACTACATCATGGATGAAGTCAAAACCCACCACGCTCGTATGCTGAAAGAACAAAATGAAATCTAAAATTATTCAAACCATTGTTGAGTGCTTTTTGGCAATCGTCATCTTTGGCGGTTGGGGTGTTTTACTTGCTTGGAGAGGCTAATGACAGTCGCTAATTTACTGACGTTAAACGTCAATGAACACACAGAGAAAAAAGCCAACCTGACTTATCTGTCATGGGCTTGGGCATGGGCTGAAGCACTTAAAGCCGATCCTAAAGCCACATTTGATGTTGTGATGTTTGATGACAAATGTTTCATGGACATCAACGGCACAGCGATGGTCTGGGTGACTGTCACGATGTTTGACAAGCCAATGACTTGCCAGTTGCCCGTTATGGATCACCGCAACAAAGCCATCCTGAACCCTGATGCCTTCCAAGTAAACACGGCAATCATGCGTTGCATGACCAAAGCACTTAGCTTGCATGGGCTTGGTTTATACATTTACGCAGGTGAAGATTTACCCGCTTTTGTAGAGCCTGAATCAACCATTGAGCCTGACACCATGATTGACTTGTTTTTGGCGATTGACAACGCCACCACACAAGATGAACTCAAGATTGCCTACAAAGTTGCTTATGCCGCTTGTGATGGCGACAAAGCCTGGCAGATGAAAGTTATAGCTGCCAAAGACAAAGCCAAGGCAAAACTTTAATGTGGCGCAAAAGGGAAATTATGATCCATACAGACGAAGACGATGAGTTTGAGCGCATCGAGCGTGAGAACCAAATGAAAGGCCAGCCCTACCATTGGGAAGCCGATGCCATTAAAGCCGCTGTGCTTATAGAGCGTGAAGAATGTGCAAGATTGGCAGAGAAACGACTTAATTGGGGAACGGCTCTTGCCATTAGAACAAGGGGAAACATATGATAATTAAACGCAACATGGCTGTGGACAGCCTGACCAAGGTTTGCGAGGAAAGTTTAAACCTAATTAAGCAATTGATTGATGCTGACCACGCTGTATATGGCAAAGGCTTTGAGGATGGCATGGCGGCACAGGCCAAAGTTCAGCAAACTTTAAAACCTTTGGCAAAGCTGACAGATGAGGAAATCATGCAAATCATGGAAATCGGTTTAGGGGTGCGAGACACCATCGACACCGCTCTTGAAAAATTAATGGAGAAAAACCAATGATTGAACTTATGGAACAAGGTACAGAAGCCTGGTTCAACATCCGCATCGGAAAAGTAACCGCTAGTCGTGTTGCTGATGTGCTTGCCAAGACCAAGACAGGCTACTCAACAACCCGTGATAACTACATGGCGCAATTAGTTTGTGAACGCTTGACAGGGCAAAAGGGTGAGAGTTTTACAAACGCTGCCATGCAACACGGCACAGAGACAGAGCCGCTTGCCCGAGCCGCCTACGAAGCCCGCTATGACGTTTTAGTCGATGAGGTGGGGTTTGTACCTCACCCATCAATAATCATGGCGGGGGCGTCTCCTGATGGCCTTGTTGGGGATGATGGCTTGATTGAGATCAAATGCCCCAATACTGCGACACATATTGAGACTTTATTGTCTGAAAGTGTGCCGAATAAATACTACACCCAAATGCAGTTTCAGATAGCTTGCACGGGTCGCAAATATTGTGACTTCGTTAGCTTCGATAATAGACTGCCTACCGAACTTCAGATGTTTGTGAAACGTGTCCCAAGGGATGATGTGTATATCAGACTGATTGAAGATGAAATCGTCAAATTCTTAAATGAACTTGATATCAAAATTGCTCAACTAATGAAAGTCAAAAATGTCTAAAGTCTACGAAATCACCATTGTTTCAGGTAAGTACACCAACAAAGATGGTCAGGAAAAATCCCGCTATCAAACTATCGGCTCGGTCATTGAGACTAAAAACGGCTTAATGCTCAAACTTGACAGCATCCCTCTGCCTGATGGTGGCTGGAATGGCTGGGCATATATGAACACCCCTAAGCCTAGAGAAGAATTCAAAGGCTTACCCATTGATGACGCACCATTCTGAGGAAAAGTCATGGACTATGTGAAATTTTTTGACAGAATATTTCCTGAGTTCCCACGGGTCAGGGCAACCGACCCCGTGACTTCTTATGAAGCAGCCGACTCAATCAAGGAAATAGCCAATCAGCACCACATCATCATCTTAGAGTGCTTGCAAAAGCATGGGCCGCTGGGCAAAGATGGCATTTCAGCCCGCACCGATCTTGATGGCAATCAGGTGGCTAGGCGGCTCAATGAGATGAAAGTGCTTGGTCTTATCACTTTAACGGGTGAAAAAGTGACATCCAATTCAGGAAGAAGCGAACGTGAATGGCAAGCAATTGTCACAAATTAAGCCTAGTATTTCATTGCAACAATCGGTTGCGTTAACGGGGAATACCATGAAATTTGAGATCACTTTTGGCTGGCTTGATTCAGAAAAAATTACTGTAGAGACTAATGACTTTGAGAAGATTCAGATCATTCAGGAATTTATTGAATTCCAAGAAGAGCATGGATGGGCGGTTGACTATGAAGCTGTTGACAGCCTTGAGATTGAGTTTGAAGAAGATACCGAAGAAGAAGAAGCTGCTGAGTAATTAAGTGGGGCTTACTTGGTCATCAAGTAAAGCCCCACATTACTGAAGCTGTAGCCGCCATATATGATAGCCATATACACGTTGCCTCTAAGCAGTTGCTCTACCGCTATAAACGCATAAATTGCCCCTACAAAAGCAATTAACCAAGCACTCATATTGTTTTATCCTTAATTGACCTGATGAGGTCTAAAACGCACTTACGTCAATCACTTCACCCCTGAACTGGATGTGATCCTCAGAAAAGGCATGGACAAGTTCAGGCCATAGCAATTCACCATTAAAAAAGGTCAGCACCGCAAAGCCTGACCTGTGATTGTTTGGGTTCAACTCAGCGTAAGTAAACTGAGGGCCATCAGGCTCGGCTAACGTACCCGTATCCACCCCATATCTAACCCCGTTGTAATCGCTGAATGGAGTGACCTTTAAGCTGTGCAAATGACCCGTTATACAGGAAACGCCCGCATTAACAGTTGCATTATGGGTGGCATGAATTCCCCCCTTATATCGGTGTTTGACAATGACCTTAGATGTAGGCCAACAAGCCCAACAGAATTCCCAATCGGGGATGTGGTCTGTAATTTTAAATCCAAGAACATCTTTGTATTGTGGTGCGTGTTGAGCAAGTCGATTAGCAAACCTTGCGTCATGGTTGCCCCATGTATGAATCAGTTTGACGTTGTGGCGCTCGGCTTTGGCGGCTTCTTCAATCTCACCCAAAGCGCCCTGACAAGCCTTTAATTCTTGAATAACTGTAGTGGCGGGCTGGTCAGTTGGATCATGGCGACTAATGGCTGCCCCGTCAAAACTGTCTCCATTTGCGATGACCGCTTTAGGGGATAGTGTCTCAATAGCCCACAGAAGCCCCTTAAAGGCCGTTGATCGTTGACCAGGTATAAAGTGGGCATCTGAGAAGCACAGTACTACCCCGTCAAGTATCCCAAGATCAATCTGTCTTAATGGGGAAAATGATTTCTGTCTCTCATCGTACAAAGCACCTCGATGGTCTGCTGCGGGCAAAACGCCATGCTCTTTTTCCATCCTTCGCCTACGATAAGCAACGGCTCGATCAGTCACGCATAAAATTTTTGCAATTTTTGAAGTAGACTGATATTGATCCCAAAGTTTAAGGAATTCCTCATCTGAGCAAGCGGTTAGCCCGTTAGTTGAAACCATTGGAATCCTTTAGGAGCAATTGCTCAAGTCGATTTATTATGCGGTGTTCCTGTTTTTCTATTTCTTCTTCTGATGATTTGGGGTCTTGCGCTGCCGCCATTAAATCGTGCAAAAATACATGAAGCACCTCATGCAATGCCGTGGCCTCTAAAATCTCATCTGTGATCTTTTCACCGCCAAAGTCACCAAGCCTGTAAGTTGCAAGCCTAGCGCCCTCATTAAACTCAACAGAGGCCATTGCTTGCTTGGCGGGCTTCATGCCCTTTTCAATTCTCCAATCACCAAGGTGAAGAATTGACTGCCATTTCTTTACACAAAGTGCAAAAAACTCAGCATCTT